CGAGCCCAGGCTGCGCTCGAAGGCGCTCGGCGCGACGCGCTCGGTGAACGGCTTGCCCTTGTTGATGCCGGGGAACGCGAGCAGGTGGCTCGGCGCGTCGTAGACGGCCGCGTAGCCGCCGAGCTTGGCGCCGTTGCGCTCGAAGGCGGTCGTGCGGGTCTCAAGCATTCTGGTCGCCCTCCGCGTCGGGGTTGCCAACCTCTGCCGCCGAGCCGCCTGGCATGGAGACCGTCGGCGTGTCCAGCCCGGCGACTGGGGGGAGGCCCAGCATGTGCCGTGCGTCGTTGGGGCTCATCACGCCGGCCAGGACGAGCTTCGAGTAGCTCATTCCCTGGTCGCGCAGGCTGCCGCGGGTAATGGGGCTGATGTCGAACTTGACCCGCTCGCCCGGACGGCAGAGCTTCCGCGTGAGCTCCGATTCCCATGCGGAAGCCCAGAGGGCGATGGCGCCGTCGGAATAGGCGCGGGCGGTTTCAGCCTGCGACGCTAGCGCACCACCGCCCTGCTGGAAGAGCATTTCAGGAGGGACGCCGTAGGCGCGGGCGATCTCCTGCACCGAGAACCGGCGCGACTCGAGCACCGAGCTCGAGGTTTCCTGCGAGATCCGCTCGGCCTTCATCCCTTCGCGCAGGATCAGCGGCCGGCTGGCGCCGTCGGCCGTCGCATGCATGGTGCTCCATGCGTTGCGGATGGCCTCCACGGTCTGGTCGCTCATGGCGCCAGGGTGCATGATGGCGACCTTGCCCATCGAGCCTGTCTTGACCAGCGCGGCATGGGCAGCGTCCTGGTCGGCGGTCAGCTCGAACGCAGGCTTTGCGGCGTCGATGGGGCTGCGGAACCAGCACGGCTGGCGCGGGTCGGGGTAGCACCCAAGGTGCAGCAGCTGGTCGGCCTGGAGGGTCGTGTCGTTCAGCCGGTAGGTCATCCCCTCCTCGGTCAGTTCGCCGAGGAAGGCGTCGGCCGGGACGGGCTGGAGCTCGGCCACGCTGCCGTCGGAGGCGCGGCGGATGAGCGCGAAGCCATTGCCGCGTGTGAGCGCGACGGTGGTCGTGAACCGCCGCAGCTCGAAGCCGCTCTGCCACCGGCTGGCGTCGCCGTTCATCAGCGCGGTCACGGGGTGGTCGGCGATCTCCTGCCCCTCGCTGTCGAACACCTTGACGGGCAGGCGCGCGATGTCGCCGGCGATCAGGTTCGTGGCGCGCACCACCGCCGGGATCGACTCGAGCGATGCCCGCACCAGCGGGTCAGGCGAGCTGAACCACGTGATGCCGAACTTCAGGCGGAAGATGCGGTCAAACAGTCCCACACCGGGATCGGAACCGAATGCCCCGATTTTGCAACCGGATTTCCAAAGTGTGCAATCAGCCGATGGGGCAGCTGCTGTTGGCGATGCCCGACGCCTCGCGCACCTGGTGGTGCTCGAGGAGCAGCGCAGCCATGTTGCCGGCGACCACCGCGTCGGTGTTGCCTGCCGAGCGCCCCTTCACGGGGCGCGTGTTGCCCACGTTGTCCCGGATCAGGCGCACGGCGTTCAGCGCCGAGCGCAGCACCGGGTCGGGGTCGTAGGTCAGCTGCTTCGAGCGCAGCAGGTCGCACCAGACCTTCCACGCTGGCGCCATGGTGCGGATGGACTGATCCACCGGGACGATGGGCCACCCCTTCTCCTGCCACCGCCGGATGTCCCGGGCCTGCGCCGGGTGCGGATCGACCCCGATCTTCCGCACGTCGTAGCGGCGCATCAGGTGCTCGAGCTCGGCCTCCACGACGGTCATGTCGTGCCACTCGCCCGGCATCCGCCGCAGGTGCCCCTGCTCCACCCAGGCGCCCAACGGGCACTTCGACCGCCGCTCGTCGAGCTGGATGTCCGTGCCGGCCCACCAGCTCACCGTCCGGGCCCGCACCTTTTCGCCGTCCACGACCATCAGGCACAGGCTGGTGAGGTCGAGCTGCGCCCCGTAGCCGCCCCGGCTCAGGTCGATGGCGACCACCGCCGGCGCGCCTTGCAGGCGATCCCAGCTCACCTGCTCGGTCTGCCGGTCAAGCACCCCGAGGTCGAGGTCGGTGGTGGCGATTTCGTGGTAGCGGCAGGCGATCTGGGTCTCGAACTCCGCGATCTGCGTCGGGTCGCCAGACGCCAGCATCGTCCTGGCCGCGCTCTCGATGTCGGCGCGCTGGGTGGTCACCCCAAGCGACGGGTGCGCCTTGGGCCACGCCTCCGGGTCATCGGCGGCATCGTCCTGGTCGAGCCCATAGAGCATGGCAAACCAGCCATGCGGCAGCGCCTCGCCCTGCGTCAGCGCCTTCTCGCAAGCCTCCCAGTACGCCCAGATGGGCATGGTGCGCTGCTCAGGGTCAGGCGTCGAGATCGCCAGGCACTGCGCTCTGGGGTTCTTCGACAGGCCCGTCAGCAGCCGGCCGACGCCGTAGCGCATGCGCGCGGCCTCGTCCATCAGGCACAGGCGATCCATGCGCCCGTCCAGCGCCTTGTCGGTGCACGGCAATGTAGTAAATACTGCATCCCCGTGGAGAACGCGGCCCGGGATGGCGATGGTGGTCGCGCCCGTCGCCTTCCACTCGGTGCCGTCGGGGTGGTTCCCGTTCATGGTCTCGCACATCTGGCGCATGCGCTGCCAGACGATCTGCGACAGCCGGCCGTCGGGCGCCGCGCAGCTAAAGCTCAGGCGCTTCTTCGGGTCGGCCAGGCCGTGCATGAGGTGCCCGGCCGCGGTCTCGGTCTTGCCGTTGCCCTTCGCCATCACGACCAGCACGGCCTTGAAGTACGGGTGGTCGGTCTTGACGCCCTCCACGACGCGCCTGGCGCCGTGCAGCACCATGCCGAGCATGCACTGCCACGGCAGCCACTCGAGCGCCGTGCCGGCGCCCTCCTCGACGCCCTGGCCGCACTTGCGGGCGAAGGCGCGCACGGCCTCCGCGCCCGCCTCGTCCCACCAGATCCCGGCCTTCGCCTTGCGGAGCTCGAGGTAACGGCGGCAAGCCTCGCGGATCCGCACGTTCGCCACGACCCTGCCGGCCACGACCTCCGTCGCATAGGCGTCGGCGAGGTCGGCGCATAAAGCATGGCCCGTAGCGGCTTTGCGGCCTTTCCGCTTTTTGGAGGTACCCACAGCGCGGTACCCTGTGCCATTACCCCCCCTCGGGGGTGATGGGGGGGCATCGTTTTTGCGTTGCGTGTTACGCGCCATCATCCGCACTCGAGGTCGAACTGCGTCTTGCGCTGGTGACACGGCTTGCAGAGGCTTTGTAGGTTGTGCCATTCGTTGCTCCCGCCCTTGTGCAACGGCTTGATGTGGTCTGTCTCGATGTCAACGATGCTGCCGCATCGAGCGCATCGAGGGTTGCATGCCTTGTGCAGCGTGGCCGTGCGTGTCCACGTGCCTCCCCTGGCACGACCCCAATCCTTGCCCGAGAGGGGCTTGCCTAGGTTGCCTTGCCAACGCATGCGGCGCATTCCTTCACCCCGCTTTCCTTGAGCGCTTCCATGAGCTCGTCATCGTCCGACACGCGCCAGGCAATGATCCATGGCGAATCGTCCTGCCTGCACAGGATCATGGGCACCGTTCCCTCGAGTCGGTCGCTGTACGCCTTGTCCAGCCACCGCTTCACGCTGCGCTGCGTCGGTGCCTTGTAGGCAAGCGTGTCCTGGCGCACGGCAACGAAGATTGCGGTGATGGCGCAGAAGAACAGCCCCTGTATGTCATCGATGAACAGCGCCTTCGGGCGTTCCTTGACCCTGCGCGACCACCACTCGAGGCCGCCTTGGTAGCGCTTGACCTCGACATGCATCTTGGACGTGGCCGGCGGGAGCGGCTCGATGTCTGCGGTGGCCTTGCCATGGCGCTGGGCCGTGCGGATCCACTTCGTGCCTGTCAGCACGGACATCACCAGCGCCGCCTCCAGCTCCCCGTTCTTGCCCTTGCGTCGGCTCTTTGCGCTCATACCTCCTCCCAGCTGTTGTTGGCGCGGTTGAGGCGCACCGGCGGATCGCGGTCAAGGCGCGCGGGGCGCAAGCCCCTGGCGTCGAAGTCGCTTCCGAAGGTGATGGCAGAGAGCTGAAGCCTCGCGTCCTGCACCTGCGTCCAGCACTTCTCCTTGAGCGTGGCGCACTTCTGCATTTCGAGCTGCGCGTCGCGCCAGAGCTTTGTGGCCTGCTCGTAGCGGGTCATGCACCCCTCGAGGTATGCAAGCCGCCGTGCATATTCATCCGCCCGCGTTCCATCACCGCGGGCGGGTGGAGCAACGTGCTCCACGTGTTCGTCGCCTGGGTCGGTCATGCTGCCACCCTCCCCACCCCGATGCGGAATGC